AAAAATCAAAACCCACCAAGCAATGGAGATGATCAAGAGACTAATTAATCCAGAAATCAGAACGCTGGATGAAGAAAATCGCAGTGTGGAATTTGTCATCTCCTCTGAGGCGGTGGATACTTATGAAACGGTGTTCAAAGTGGATGGTTGGGACCTTTCCAGATATGCAAAGAATCCCATTGTAAGTTATCAGCATGATGATTTCAGTTCGGATCCGGATATGATCATTGGAACATCTGAAGTCAGAGTTGAAGATGGAAACCTGATTGCAAGACTTACCCTGGAGGACAAGGAAAATGACATGAATGAGGTGGCTGAAAAGATCTGGAGAAAGATCAAAAAAGGAACTCTCAGAATGGCTTCTATTTTTGCCAAACCAGTGGATGGTAGATATGGAGATCGAAGTCTCGGAGAAGATCCGGAGATTTTCTATTTCACCAGATCAGAACTTTATGCATGGTCCGTGGTGACCATCGGTTCCAATCCGGAAGCACATCTCAGATCGGATTCAGAATTACAATTCATTGAATCCAGAAAACCAGAATTACCAAAAGTGGCATTGAATCACACGTTTGATGTCCGAATTCTCTCACATAAATCAATTTAAAACAATGAAAACGAGCAAACAACTCAGAGAAGAGAGGGCATCAAAATACGAAGCTCTCGAAAACCTTTCCAACACGGCAAAGGCAGAAAAGAGAAACTTCACAGAAGATGAGGTCACTCAATTTGAAACATTAGAAACTGAGATCAGAGACTTGGACAAGAATCTGAAAGCAGTGGAAGCACAAGAGAAGGCACAAGCCATCACAGCAGCAAGAGCAGCAGGTGGAGCGGTTCGGGATTTTTCCGAGAAGGATGAGAAGAATCTTGAAAAATATTCTTTAAGAAAAGCGCTTTTGTCTTTGACAGACAGAAACTCCCGTTTGGATGGAGTGGAATTGGAGATGCATCAGGAAGCTGAGAAGGAGATGAGACAGTTTGGTAAGTCAAGCTCTGGATCTTCTATCGCTGTACCATCTTATATGATGGGCCGATTGGCAAAGCGAGACATCAGCACAAGTGTCGGAAATGGTGGATATACCATTGAGGATGGTGTGGAAAGTTATGTGGAAGCATTGAGAGAGCGTTCTTTGCTTTTGTCAAATGGAGCGCAATTCCTTGGTGGAATGGTGGGTAACTTCGATGTGCCAAGAGAAAATGCAGTTTACACTCCGGGATTCAAAACTGAAAACGCAGCAGCGGATGAGTCTAATCCTACCTATGCAAGAGCAGCTTTCACTCCTAAGAGATTGACTGGTTTCATGGATGTTTCCAAGCAGCTTTTAGTTCAGTCTGCCGTGGCGATTGAGTCTTATTTGAGAAATCAGATTCTTTCCGGTCATGCAGAAGCTTTGGATCGTGTAGGTTTTGCAGGTGCTTCTGGATCAGATGAGCCAGTGGGTATTTTGAATGATGCTTCTGTGGGTGTGGTAGCTATCGGAACCGATGGTGGAGCGATCACAAGAGCATTGATCCTTCAGATGATTCAAGCACTTGAGGAAGCAAAGGGAATGACTGATGCGGCCAAGTTTATCGGATCTCCGATTCTAAAGAAACTGATGAAGGCGATTGCTCTTGATTCTGGTTCCGGTGAATTCCTTTGGGGAAAAGATAACACCATCGAAGGTGTGATGGGTGAAGTGACTACTCATGTCCCTAAAAACCTGACAAAAGGTACAGGAACAGATTTGACAGCATTGATCTTGGGTGATTACTCAAACACCATGTTTGCTCAGTGGGGCGGTACTGAAATCACAGTTGATCCATATACTCAGGCGATAAACGGTTTGATCCGATTTGTTCCTTGTCAGTATGTAGATTTCCATGTGATCCAGCCGGGAAGATTCCAGGTGATCAAGGATATCACTACTTCATAAAGAAGAAAAATATAAAAAGGGAGGGGCTTTCCTCTCCCTTTTTTTTCTAAAATATGAGTGAAATATTTAATTCAATACCTATTTCTGAAGAAGTAAAGATCAGAGTTGATGATTTTTTCCAAACCCAAAAAGAAATGAAAAAAGTAAAAGTTGAAATATTAAAACCCATCGGAGGCTTTGGATACCATACAGGACAAGAAGGCATCATCGATGAGGACAGAATAGAAGCATTGGAGCAGGGTGGATATATCAGAACACTCCCTCTCTCACCAACAACAACCAAAAAAGCGAAAGAAAAAATCATTCGTTCTAAAAAATGAGTATAGCATTCAAACTTCTTTCCAAATCCATCACCGGAGTATTGTCTCTGAATGATGCGAAAGATCACCTGAGAATTCCTCAAGCGGACACTTCACAGGATGATCTAATCAATGCCTATATCTCAGCGGCCATCCAGACTGCTGAAGATGAGACAGAGCGAAAGATCGGTTTGAGTAAATACCAGTTTAGGATTCCGGCTAAGGTTATGACAATGGATCTGCCTTATCAGGAATTTAAAGCCATTACCAAATTAACCCAGATCACAGAGGATGGGACTGAGACAGTCTTGTATGATGTGGATGCGGATCCTGTGGGTGATTACCTGATTTATATCAAACCTGATCCCTACACTGTGCCTCCTCAGTTGAAAGTATTAGATGCCATCCCGGATGATGTGGAATACTACCTGATAGAGGCCACCTTCCAGATGGATTTGATTTCTGATTCTATTATGCAGGGGATCAAAATGGTTTTATACCATTATTATGACAATAACACAGCAGTGGAGGTAGGGCGCACAGCCAATGAGGTTCCTATGGGAGCCAAAATGCTATTTCATAACAATCGATTCATGAGGTTCTGATGGGATTGGATCGTAAAATATCGATTTATGAACCAGTCTTGATCAAGTCAAGTTCGGGAGCAGAGAAAGAGGAGTGGCGTTTGGTCACTTTGCCTGAGGTATATGCCGAGCTGAAGTTCGGAGCTGGTAAAGAATCACAGGAAGGAAAGCAAGTTGTGGCAGCGGTCACACATCAATTTAAAATCAGATATCGATCTGATCTGAAAGAAACATTCATTCTCCTATTTGAGGGGAAATACTTTGACATCCTTGGAATTCAAGAGATGGGAAGAAGAAAATATTTAATTATCACAGCAGAAGCTAAAGACAATGATCGGAGTATCGATATATACACTCCTTAGCGGAGATGCGACACTCACTGGATTAGTGGGTACTAAGATCTACCCGGTGGAGGCTCCTCAGCGAGAGGAAGATGCAATGGTGATCTATTGGATCAAAGAAGTAGATCCCACAGATACCAAAGAGGAGGTGTCAGATGAGGACTGGGTGAAGTCAGAAATATTGGTTTATGCCAAAGATTATGATCTGATGCATACGATATCAAAGAGGATCAGGACCATTTTGGATAAGTATGCAGGAACAGTCTCAGGGAATGCAATCTCAGAGATACGCTTTGAGGATTTCTCCGATGGATGGGAACCTGCCAGAAAAGGATTTGTGGGTACATCAGATTATCTAATCATCAGCACACCATGAAAAAACTATTTGAATACCTCGTAAAAACACCTTTCAGTTCAGCCACTTTGAACAAGAGATTTGAAGCAGGGGAGATCATCAAGGCTCCATCTGAACTGGGAAACCAATGGACAAAACAAAAATTAACCATAAAACTAAAAACCAATGAGCAAGAACGGAACCCAGGTGCTTCTGAAGATAGTTGATACAGGAGGAACACCAGCCACAATCGTGGGACAAACCACTTCGACATTAGACAGATCAGTCGATATGATCGAAACCACAGTAAAAGCTTCTCCATCAAGAGCCAAAACCTATGAGGCAGGCGAGATCGGAGGAACTATTTCCTGTGAGGCACAAGTGAAAAATGATGAAGGGACTGCTATGGTAGCACTTCATACAGCAGCCGCAGCAGGTACGGTGCAGGATTTTCTTTACACATCCGCAGTCGTGGGAGATGTAGAGTTTTCAGGATCAGCTTTGATTTCTTCATTGAGCATCGGAGATCCTCAGAATGATGTGAGAACTATCTCATACTCTCTCCAGATCACAGGCCCAGTCACAGCCGCAGTCGTATCTGTATGATAAAGGAATTTAAAGCAGATGGCAAGGACTATGGAATGATCCTCGGATTTGAATCTATCAAGGTTCTGTCCGAGGCTCAGTCCAAAGGTTCCGGTGAATTGCAGATCATTGAAGATGTGGCTTTTGCCTCGATGAATTCTTATGCCCGAAGAAATGGAAAGGAAATAATCACCAGGGATGCTTTGATATCTTTGATGGATGATTTGGAGGTGTTCTTTCAGATCAAAGATGCGGTGGAGGAATTCTCTGTAAATTTTTCCAAGAAGGCAGAACAGATGCTCAAAAAGAAGGCCAAAGCCTAAGTCTTAAAGAGTATCTGGAGCATTGCCTCGGATCTGCGGTCAGTATGTTTGGGCTTTCTATTTCCGAATTTTGGATGATGGAGGTCTGGGAATTTGCAGCCATCGAGCGAGTATGGGAGATGAAACACAGGGAGGAACTTATGCTCTGGAGGAAGTCAGCCTATTTCGCAGCAGCTCATTTCTTTGATTCGAAAAAACCCACTCCTGAAATACAAAGCTGGCACCCATTCCCTTGGGATGAGGTGGAGGATAAGTCTGAAAAGTGGATTCCTTATGATGATCGAATCGCTTTTTATATGAAAGTGAAACGCAAGGATTGGATTCCTCAAGAGTGGTTTGATCGATCAGAAAACTATAAATCTGAAGTCTCATGTATGAAGTCCAGGGATTAGAGCAATTTGAGAAGATCATGAAGGGGCTTTCGGATAAGATGAGAAGGTCTCAGATGTATTCTCTGATCCGTAATGTCACAGGACCTGTGGAAAAAGCAGCCAAAGCGGAAGCGGCTAAGATTGAATCTGATGCATGGAGCAAACACAAGCGGATCAACTCGGGAAACTTGGAAGAGTCTATAGGTCGGATCAGGGGAAAGTCAAAGGACTATTTGAATATTCAGGTAGCTCCAAGAGCAAAAGGAAGATTTAAAGGCTTTCATGCTCAGTTGGTCCAGTTTGGTACAGTGGATCGGACCAATAAGAAAGGTCAAAACCGTGGTAGAATGGATCCAAATCCATTCATGCAAAGGGCCTTTGACAAGACATTGAATGGAGTCAGAGGAAACTTTGAAAAACAGATTGCCAAGAAGATTGAAAAACTTGCAAATACCTAAGATATGGCTTTAGCTAATGTGAATTTAAAGTTTGGATTGAATTTAAAAGATTTTGATTCCAAACTAAACCGGGTGAATAAATCCCTTGCCGCAGCAGGTAAGAAGATGAGCAGTATGGGTAAGGGATTATCCGTGGGTTTGACAGCTCCTATCCTTGCCGCAGCAGGAGCAGCCGCAGCCTTAGCAGGTAAAGTGGGACAGGTTGCAGATAGATTACTTGATCTGGAGCAGATCACGGGAATCAGTACCGGAGCCATCCAAGAGTGGCAATATGTAGCCAATCAGGCTGGTGTAAATTCTGAAACCATGACATCTGCCATGGAAAAACTGACCACTAAACTTTTTGATGTCACCGGAGCAGGAAATGAAGGAACCAAAACACTGGATGCGTTAGGGATTGCTTATAAGGATGCCAATGGGGAATTTGTCTCCGGGGAAAACATCATGGATGATCTGATTTCCAAACTTGCTTCCATGGATAATGTCGTGGAAAGGAATGCGATGGGAGCCAAGCTATTTGGAGGATCATGGAAAGATATTGCACCGATCCTGAGTTTCGGGGCCAGTGGGATTGAAGGGTTAAGAAAAGAAGCCAATGAACTTGGGATAGTTTTATCCAAGGACTCACTGAATGGAGCCAATGATTTCAGGATGGGAATGGATAAACTCAAGATCACATTTGATGGTTTGCTCAATCAGCTCGGGGCCAGTTTTGCTCCTATGCTTAATGATACCATTATTCCTATTTTACAAAATAAAATTATTCCACTGTTTAAGAGTTTCACTGAATTTGTAGGTGGATTGATTACTTCATTCAAAGAACTTTCTCCCACTACTCAAAAAATCATGTTGGCTGTTGGTGCTTTGGCTGTGGCTATTGGTCCACTCCTTGCGGCTTTAGGTGCGGTACTCACTATGCTTCCCGCTATCGGTGCAGCTTTTGCGGTTTTGACTGGACCTATTGGAGCAACTGTGGTGGCTATTGGTTTATTGACTGGGTATATCATTACACACTTTGATGAGATCAAGATACAAGCCAGAATGGCAGTATTGGAGATGATTGATTTTGGAAAAAAGATTCTCACAGTAGTTGATACTTTGGCAGGTGCTTTCCCTGGATTCAAAGCCACTACAACTGGAGCATTGATGGCTTTAGAGGTACATGGTAGAAATGCGGCTCAGTCTCTTGTGGATACTTTAGGAAAGGAAGGAAAGAGTGCGGTGGATAATGTAGGTGAAAGCATTAAAACAATGGGCCAAGAAGCTTTGATGGCAGCCAATCAAGTAAATAATCTTTCCAATAGTACTGCAAGTATTGGAATAAATAGAACTTCAGACACTGGAATTCAAGGTCCACAAGTAGCTCAGCCAGGGATGGATATAAATATTCCTGAAGGAATTCAAGGAGTCACAGACAAACTGGATGAAGCAGCTCCATTGTGGTATCAAAAAGCACAGGAGATCACTGATTCATTTAATACTATTATCAATGATGGAATTATCAATGGCCTTGGTGCATTCGGTGCTGGTATTGGTGAATTGATTGCAGGGACTGCGAGCATCGGAGATGTAGGAAATATGCTTTTGGGTGTTTTGGGAGGTGTACTTGGTCAACTTGGTCAGCTTGCTATTGGTACGGGTATAGCAGTGGAAGCGATAAAGAAAGCTCTTACCTCATTGGGTGGTGTCGGGGCGATTGCAGCAGGTATCGCTTTGATTGCATTATCTAAAGTGGTATCATCAAAAGCCGGGGGTCTTACTCGTGGAGGAGGTGGAGGAGGTGGTCCATTGGGTGCGCCATCTTCTATTCAGGGAGCCAGAGCAATGGGTGGATCTGTCCAATATAATAAACCTTATTTGGTAGGAGAGCGAGGACCAGAACTCTTCACTCCATCGGGATATGGATCTATTACACCGAATTCACAGATGGGTGGAGGAAGTATGACTATTAATATCACTGGCCGATTAGTTGGTCAGGGAAATGAATTGGTGGCTGTGATTGATACGCAAAAAAGAATAACAGGAAGAACTACATAAATTTATTTTCATAGGATGTTTGGGTTTATTTGGAAAAAGACTGGGGTGATACTTCAGTCTTTTTTTTAAAGTCAAGCTACTTTTTAAAATAGCTTATTTCCTTTCCAAAGGAACTTACAAAAGCAAATAGACCATCTGAAATTTTTCCATAAGGACCAGCAGGAGATTTGAAATTTGAATGATCCCATCCTCCGGAGGTGACTCCATAAATGCTTATTTCCATGGAGGTGTGGTTTTGAAACTGTGCTTTGTTTCCTGTCACTTTTACTCGGATCTGCCACTGTACTGAGGCCATTGCTTTGGGTACAGTCCTGAAATACATCAGTTCTTCATCTATTACTTCTATATCAAAATTGTCAGCCATTAACCTGGAAGCAATATCCTTGAGAAGAAGTTCATCAGCGAGATCGGAGGTGATCTCCATGGTGTTCATTTTTCGGAACTCCTTCGGAACTTCTTGAGCCATGACTGATCCAGAAAAGAGGACTAAAATAAAAAGTATATTTTTCATAATGTTTAGACGTAAATGAAAGGTAATGGTTTTTTGTGTTTCTAAATTCATTTTTTTAAAAAATCACTTGTTCGGAAATACCGAACATCTCAACTATTACCAAACTTTGTTTTACTTGACTCTATCGATTTGTGATTACATTCGGGCATGAGTTTGATTCTGCTTTCAAGAGTAGCCACTGGAGTAGTCATCGATGGTGATGATCAGTATAATTCCTTTTATTTTAATACGCTTGATCCAGATGGAATCATTGTGGTATTTACGGGGATTGATACCTCAGGATACGAGCGGACTCTGGATGAACTTATTTGGACTGATCCCTCAGATGGGGATACCTATCGATATGATGGATCCAATGGGGTGAATCGTACTGCTGGGGCTGGCATTCCTGCTCCGGTATATCCAAACATCACCACTGCTTATGGCCTGAAGTATTCTATGGAGTACAGGGATTGGGATAATCAAATCATTCGGGAGGAGATTTATGAAAAAGATTATGCAGGAGCAGAAATAGAAGTTTACGGACAGGCAGAACCTTTTATTCTTACCCGGGAAAATGAAGATGATGTCTTTCCAAGATTCAGAGGATCCGGAGCGACATTGAATCTTCAGACTCCCACATCAGATTTTTACAGTGCTTTATTTACAGGAGATGAAAGACAGTATTTTTTAATTCACAAAGAAGCTGGCACAGCCAAATGGACTGGATGGATTCAGCCGGATATCTACACAGAACCCTACATGCCTGGACCTTATCAGGTGTCTGTTCGTTTTTCGGATGGAATAGCTCTGCTGAAGGATACACCATTTCCAGACATCACTACCAATCTATACACTGGAACGGTCACGGAAAAGGATGTGATCATCGGATGTTTGCAGACTTTATACACCAGACTTGATGTATGGATAGGACTGAATATCAGTTCAGAAAATATGGATGGCTTATCCACTCCTATTGAGCAGTCATTTGTCAATATGAAAACCTTTGTGGAGGAGAAGAATGGGGAATCCTTGCCTTTGTCCTGTTATGAGGTATTGGAAAAGATATTGACTTCATGGAATGCGGTACTCTTTCAGGAAAATAACCACTGGACCATCATCAGAGAGTCCGAACTTTACGGGGGTTCTGTGGCTTACAAAATATTTAATTATCAGGGAATAGCCCAAAGCACATCCACTTGGTCCACACCTCAGACCTTTACCACAGCAGGAATCAAACTTCACGGAGCATTAAGGGAATCCGTTCAGGCGTATAAGAATCTATCTGTGTCTCAGGAGTTCGGAGGCCTACTGGTAGAGAAGAACAATTTTGCAGTCAATGGTGACTTTGAGAATTGGCAGTTTATTTATGTCCCTCCTTTCACAGCTCTTTGGAGACTGGAAAACTGGATCTATAATAATTTAGAGATTTTCCCTTATAACAAATTCACCGGATCAGTAAGAAGGGTGGAGGAGAGTACCGGGATAGATCAGACCAATAATTATATCAATATCTATGGAGTAGTCAGATCTTTTTCTGACACCGGAGTAGGTTATCTGGAGAGTAAACCCGAGCCGATAGAAGCGGAAGTGGGAAATGTGATCAATGTGTCTTTTAAAATGCGCTGCAATACTGCCGGATCAGATCAAAGACTGGTGGAGGCTTATTTTAATATAGCCCTGAAATGCGGTACACAATGGCTGGCGGTCAACGATACCACCGGAGAATATGAATGGAGTGGAACTGAGACCAGAGTGCGCTGGAAGGTGGCTTCTGTTATGGTCTGGGAAAATATTTCTATTGATTCCTTGCCTGTTCCGGAAAATGGTAATCTCAGTATTCGATTGTATCAGATCGTACAGGTGGGATCCGTTTCCAAGGTACAATATGTGTGTGATTTTGATGATGTCCTGGTTAATCTCGCAGAGAATCCGGCTATTGCCAACCAGAGAGCATACTATAAAACCACTAATCCGGACAACTTCACCAATACACTGCCCGATTTAAAAATCGAATTGGGAGATGCACTCACGGTCCTTTCACAGAATGCAAAGATCGTAGATAGTGAAGTCACCAAACTCTGGACCAGACCAAGTGAATCTCCTGGACAGCCATTGGCCAAGCTTCTTGCTCGAGAGTATCTGAACCAATACCAAAGAACTTCCTACAAGCTCACAGGAGGTCAGTGTAGGACTTCGCTTTCCTTATTCAATAGGTATGAGGATGCAGTGAATATGTCGGGGAAGTATTTTATTTTCAGTGGAGGATCTTTCCGGGCCAAGTCAGGCTATTGGACTGCCAATTTCCTTGAGATCAACCAAACCGAAACAGGTACTGAAATAAGGGAAGTATTAGAACCCAGAACTGATTCAAGTCAGGGATCAAGCTCCGGAGGGAGTACAGGTTCAGCACAGCCGGAGGCTCCCTCACAGACACCACCACCGAATGGAATCACTGTTCGGGGTACGTTGGTATTCAATTCAGCCATAGAGGTGGAGGCAGCGGATTATGAATGGTCCATAGATGCAGTCCCTTATGAGGGAGGCACAGACACTTTAGCTGTCACGGGAACTCCCACAGCTTACAGCAGGATAGATGCTTTGATAGGTAATGCCAGTGGTGGATATGAGTGGGCAGTGGGTACAGAGTCAGAGGATACCTTGATAGATCCTACTATTCCAGATGGAAAAATACTGCTTGAAAAGGTACTCAGAGAAACCAGTGGAACCAATACACTTATTCCGGTGGATCCTGATCTTTCGAATTTTGTAGATAAGACATTCACCGGAAATCAAGAAATACTTTCAGACTTTACCATCAAGGCTCAGAAAGGCTCACTTCCTAATTTTACCACCTTCGATGCCAATGGTAAGTTAATAAGAAATAGTACATCTAATGCAGGTATATTTACTACACTTGAGGGTATAGGAGGGTATTCAAAAATACTCACGATCACTATTGATGTCTCTGTTCAGTTAAATTATTTCTCTGTTATACAGTTCTTTGGAATCTCGACCAATTACGAGAAGGGGGAACTTTGGGTGCAGTTTACACTTGATGGATCCGGTGACATCTCCCAAAACTCCCTGAAATGCTTTGGAGAATTTGATGTGAGCAAATACAAGCTGATCAAAACTTCATCCAGTACCTATGAACTATTTGCGGTCCATGATGAGATAGTTTCTTTCTATCAGTTTAGACCTATTTCTCAATTTGGAAACAGTACCAGGTATGTGTATTACAATCTGGAGGCGAAGGTAGATCCACTTCCGGCAGGAGATCAATATAGTTTTACTTTATATGCTCCACCAATATCTCCTTATGATTTAGATCAAGAAGGAGCAACTGATGGACAGGTATTAACTTGGATAGATGCTAATTCAAGATATGAGCCTGTAACACCTAGCGGAGGAGGTTCAAGTCCTTGGATTACAATAACAAGTGGAATAGGAAGGCAAGGACCTGTTGGTATATCGGGTAATGCGTCTTATGCGCCCGTAGCAACATCCTTCGCTCCCTTAACATTAAGAGTGGGAGGAGGACTTTCTTCAGGGTATAATGGTTTATACATTAAAAGTCGAGATTTATCAGTAGATGTTTTAAAAATCAGAAATGATGGTGCTATATTTTCTAACAGTAATGTTTCTTTTTTTGGTAATCCTACTTTAGGTCTTGGGGGTTATGAATTTAGAGGAGTAGGAAATTTAGATACAACCACATTATTTTCTGTTACAACTAATAACCAATCTTTTATCCCCTTTCAAGTTACAGGGGTTGGAATAAAAGTTGGAACATTTGAAAGCACAGGAACTACGTTCTCGTTAGGATCACCTTTATCACCAAATTCTGCCTTTACTTATAGAGGAATTGGAAATGGAACAACTACCTCAAATTTTCAAATTCAACAAGGAAATGGAACTGTAAATTTTGAGATTTTTGGAGGTGGGAGAATATGTATGTATAATTTACCAACCTCCGATCCTTTAAGATCAGGGGAACTTTGGAATGATTCAGGAACAGTTAAAATAAGTGCAGGATGATAAATTTAGCACATACCCAATTTGGGCAAAAAAGAAGATTAGTGATTGCAGGAATTAACTCTTGGGATCATATCAATGGTAAATCGTTGAAGGTAGTTTTCTATGTTCAGATAATAGATGAACAGGGAAATACTATTGAAGATAAATCGATAAATCAGAATAGAAAAGTTGTTTATTCAGTAAATAATCAAAACTTCGTAAATGCTCAATTTGAAAGAGTCAATGAAGGAACTACGGGCGCAAAACCTGAATATGATTATTTCTTTGAATTAACATCTACAATAGTTTTGCCTAATTTAATTGAACAGTTGGCGCAAAAATTAATTTTAAGAGGCATATTTGACTAATTATGAAGAAATATAGATTACAATTCACAGAAAAAGAATGGACAGAAGTTGAAAACTTGATAGGTGAAATGCCTACTAAGTTTGGCAATCCATTAATTAATTTGCTGATTCCTAAGTTGCAGGAAACAAAAGAAGATCAGGTGATGCCTGTTGAAATGCCTACTGAAAATGTTTATTTAAACGAGCAATAAAGTTACCAAACTTTGTTTTACTTGACTTTCTGTCATTTGCCTAAATTTAGGCATGAAAGAATTCATCAGCAAGGGTTTATACTTGGCACTCGATGCCATCGGATATAATTCAGTCACCAATGCATTCCATCAGATTTTTTTAGTTAAAAACAAGATTTTAGCCAGTTCAGTATTTTTAATTTCTATCGGTGGAGGGATCTTTATATGGATAGAACAATGGGTTTATTCACCGGGTACCACTTATATTGTTTTTTTAGCCCTGACTGTTTCAGAATCCATTTTTGGTACAATCAAAAGCACTTGGTATTCCCAAGAAAAATTTGATCTGAACAAGTCCACCAGGGTAATTCCCAAAATCATAGCCCATAGTTTTGCGCTTTCCTCCGCATGGCACATGGCCCAGTCAGATGTCCTCTTAGGTTGGATGCCTTCTACTATATTTATTTATTTCTCCACACAGAATTTTTTAAAAACAATCATTCACATGATCGATATGAAGTGGATGGATGGAGACTTTGCCCGATTCATCAGAGGGAAATTTGCCATTAATAATCTGGGCGATGAAAAGAAAGATTGATTACATAGTCATTCACTGCACAGCCACTTCATTGGACACAGATCCACAGGCGATCCTTAACTATTGGAAAAACAATCTTGAATGGAAGAATCCGGGCTATCATATCCTAATTAATAAAAAAGGCTTTCCCATTCAGCTCCATCCATTTGATAAACCATCCAACGGAGTCAGAGGCTATAACCATAATTCTATTCATATCTCCTATATCGGAGGCCAGCACAGGGATGATCGTACAGAAGCGCAAAAGATAGCGATAATCAATGCTATCCGGGAAGCTCAAACCTATGCATTACCTAATAAACCCATCATTCAAGGACATCGGGATTTCCCGAATGTGGCAAAAGCCTGTCCTCAATTTGATGCTAAAATAGAATATCTGAAAATATGAAGAATCTCCACATCATTGACTTGGGAATAGGAAAAGTGAGGAAGCTGGCGATGCTGTCAGATCTCCACTGGGACAATCCGAAGTGTGACAGAGAAAAACTCAAGGCCCATTTGGATTATTGTCTGAGATATAAGATTCCAGTGATTGTGAATGGAGATTTCTTTTGTCTGATGCAAGGGAAAGGAGATCCAAGAGGGAGTAAATCAGATATCCTTCCAGAGCATAATAATTCCAAGTATCTCGATTCAGTGATTCAGACTGCTGTGGATTGGTTCATTCCTTATGCTGAGATCATCAAGGTGATCGGATATGGAAATCATGAGACTGCTGTGATCAAACACCGGGAGACTGATGTGCTTCAAAGATTTGTGGATTTACTGAATTATAGAACCAATCAGTCCATTCAAGTCGGAGGATATGGAGGCTGGATTGTCTGTTATATGTCAATGTCCAAGAGCAACTCCTATCGAGTATCAAAATCAATAAAATATTTCCATGGATCCGGTGGAGGTGGACCAGTCACCAGAGGTGAAATAAACCTTACCAGAGCGATGGCAATGCATGAAGGCTATGATGTGTATTCCATAGGCCATATCCATGAAAACAAAGCCACCAATACCATCAGGGAAAGATTGCTATTCAATGCAGGATCAAGACTACATGAGGTCAAGCATCACTGTATTCACTCAATGGTCACAGGTACCTATAAAGAGGAATTCCAGGAAGGGGCCAAAGGATGGCATGTGGAAAGAGGAGCAGCGGTAAAACCCACAGGAGGAAGAATATTGACTTTCACATATAAAGGCAGCGCACATAAAAAGGAATATTTAATCGACTCAATCCAGTTTCCCTTATGAAAGCAAAAATGGAATTTGATATGGAAAATCCAGATGACATCATGTCTCATCTACGAGCGACACATGCAAATGAGATGGCTTTGTTTATCTGGAATCTCAAACATAATACACTCCGGAAAATCATAAAAGAGGACATGAGTTTTATGGATGCGATGGATCTGATAGAGGAGAAGCTGAATGAATTG